GTTCATTGTCAGCCTCTTGAGTAAAATCAGATAGCCTTTGTAATGCGGCTTCTTTTTTCAACGCCTCTATTTCAGCTTGTTGCTGGCGTAGCATGGTGGCTGCTTTGTCCATTGTTATATAGCTTACAACGCCCCCATTCAAATCATCAGCTAGTTCATTTGCGTTCATACCAACTCCACAAAAGTAAATTCACTGGTCGGCACATCATAAAAGTATTCGCCTGATGCGACCTTTACGTTACGCACTTCTTTCATTGGAAATTCAAATATCTTTTTAGCCTCTATCCAATAAGCGTGATTCATATCATGTGTGATAGCAAAGAATAGTGCATGCCCAGCAAAGAATTTTGCTTTACGACTAGGCACATGAATGGTAGGAAATGGGCAGGTTGGACTCCATTGACGAACCTCTACCTCAACTACTCCAATTCGTTCATCGCCTTCCAACACAAGTAAGTCGACGCCGTAACGATCGGGATTAGGTAATATTTTGTAACCCATTTTAGATAAATACTTTGCAACTACTTCCTTAGCAGGAGCATCGTATTTATCGTGAAGGTCTTGCTCAAAAGCTTTAGTCCAACTCATGGGCTATCCCCAGTTGGTAGGGAAGTAGGATAGAAAAGTTTGCCAATAGTTGTGCCTGATACAGTATTGTATGTTATAGAAGAACCCTCACGCTTCATGGGTGCGCTACTAAATGAACTTATTTTTATTTCGTCGTCGTGTGGGTTAACAAGTCCTTCCAATACAATCTCAGTAAATTTCTGTTGCATTAGTTCGTTTATGCCAGCCTCAAGTTTTTTGCAGTCTTCTTCGTTTAAATATTCTTTGTAGGAACGAATTACCCCCATCCATTTATGCTCTTGCGTAAACTCTTCGGGGTGTGTTTTCATGCGTTCAAGCAACAGGGCGACCCCATCGTTTTGTTTTCTTGTAAGAACGGTCATCGCCTCATTAGCATCGTCCATCGTCATCTCCTTGTAGATAAAGGGCTAGCTCGTGGATGTTGTCCTCGTTGATAACGAACGTATGCCCACCTGCCTCACGAATCTTACGCATCTCTTTTTCTTGCAAAGCAGTCGGCTTGTTCTTTGCCGTAGCCTTACATTCAATAGCAAGGAATAGGGAATTAAAACAGCAGATAATGTCAGGCACACCTGATCTGCCAAAGCCATGTGTGGCTGGAAAGAAGTAATATATGTCGTGGGCTTTAAGTAGCTTAACTACCTTAGCCTTTACCTTTGCTTCGGGCGTCATTTCGTTTTCCTTTTATACTGCTAATTATTGACACAGTATAGTCCTAAAGAAAACAAATTGCAAAGTATTTTATAGGGACTTTCCCTAACATTTCGACATCAATGTCGTTTTGTTACGACAATAAAAAAGCCACCCGAAGGTGGCTTAGTATGGGAAGAAGCAGATTACGCACCCATTTGCGTTCGAGGAGATGCTCGGTTTCCCGACGCTGACCGCTACATCATGCGAGATAGGTAGTCAGCATTACAAATATCACGTGAAGTGACAATTCTATTATTGCTTGACTTTAGTTTTTCCGTCAACAATATAAAACACATGGTCAAGTAGCTTGACCCCAAGATGAGAGTAATACTCGCCTTGTTGTATGACTTTGAACATAGCCAGCTTCTCGCCCATATCTTTAGGGATTTGGTCAAAAGCCGAATACTTAATTACCTCATCAGTTTTAAAGTCAAGGATTGCATAGCTACCATCTGTGTAGGCTTGCACACCATACCCAAGCTTGGCTTCTAGCTCATCACTAACGGCTTTGACTTCGTAATACTGCTCACATACTTGGTCGGTAAGTTTTATGTTAGAGATATATACAGAGCTATTGGCTTGGAGTGTAACTATTCCTTCGCCGTTGATGCGTGCGTGATACGAGGCTAAGGCAAAGTCTCTAGCTATTTCATTTTGTCTCGTTGACCAAGAAACCTGATTGTCAATGCTACCTAAGGCAGACTTAACCCTTTCCGATACCATGTTGCGTATCTGATTGGCTAGTTCGTCCTTAGCTCTGGCTACTAAGCCTTTCTTAGCATGACGCAACGCAACCTTCTTGTGTATAGAAGTAGTCATGTTGCCACCTCGCAATTTATTTATGCGAAAGGACTCGACCCCATACACTAGCTCTTTCTTACCACACCGATACTCTTCGGATGTGCCGACAGAACCCAACTCCTCGCCACCTTCATACACCTTAACTTTGTGATACGCATCATAGTGGTCGTATTGTTTAGTGGTTTCGTTTAGTTTGTAAATACTTCTTACGCAGTCGTTGTCTAGCACAAACCTACACTTTGGCTTGACAAGGGCTACATCATCTACAAACTGTTCTAGGTCTTCAGCAAAAGGCAAGCCCTTCTTCTTCGCATCTAGTGCGGTGGTATCAATCTTTGTTAGCATCATTACTCCTAAAAGTTAAACTTCGATAAAATTGCATCAACCTGAGATTTAACAGATTGTCTTGCTACTAAGGAACTACGCAGTTCTTCAGCATCGTGCTTGCTTAGAGCTAGCTTCAAGTCCTGACGAGCCTTCTCCATCGCAGGGTCTTTAGTTATGTTGAGGTGCTTTAACATATCTACTAACTCTACTGCGTTGTCGACTAGCGTATCTCGAAAGACACGAAACTCCTCAACCATCTGACCATTCTCGTCTTTCACATAGTCAACACTCAGTCGGTCACTCATGCGGGTCAAGCAATCCTTAAGCCTTTCCCACGCATCACGCATTGCGTTGTTGAGGCGATCTTGGTGTGCCTTATTGCAGTTCGCAATGATGTCGGCTTTGGCTTCCTCGTTGATGTCGATACGGAAATCCCCTGCGTTGGGGACAGGGAAGAAGGAATAGTTAAACTTAAATCTACCCCGCAATGAACCCGCATCAGGATATTCGTTTCTGTCGAATAGGTCACCAAGTTGGAAAGCCGCCGCCGATACCAAGTCAGGATAAGAGTCAATGAACTTGTCGACTAATGCGTTGTAGTTATCTTCCATTACATTGAGTTGCTCTTTGTAATTCATGAAGTTGCTCATAGGCAAAAGACGAGAGCCATTGTCAGACCACGGAAGCGTCTGCGAAAGATGCCATGCACGAGCACCAGCCGCATACTTGATGATCTTATCCAGCACACCTGTGCCTGCCATCAAATTCTTATTGACATTGACGGCTGAGACTTTGGTGTTCTTAGCTACATCTACTTCTGCCGAGACTTTCTTGTCTAGCTTGCGTGCAGTCCAAGAACTAATAGATAGCTCGACAAGCATAGCCGATGAAGCAATACTAATTTCATTACTCATTTCCATCTCCTTCGTTGGTTAACATTTCGACACCATTGTCGGTTTGTTTTACAGGGACTTCATTTAACTTCAAAATGTGTTGTATTACTTGAGAATACGATGGGCGGAAGCCTAGCTCACCAGATAAGCTCACCTGCAACTTTTTCAAAGCCGCCATAGTCTCGGGGTTAATTGATACATTTACTTTTGTCATTTCTTACTCCACATGAACGGTTTTACCAACAACAGAATCGAAACCTCGATTCCCCTTTACGCACCACAACACAGGCATGCTACCTAAACTTGCGTAGTCGCTTGGGCTTTGCTGTCCTATGTAGCCATCAGTCAAGAACAACAAGCACTCGGCTTTCATATTGTTTTTAGCAATATACTTGGGCACGCACACAGGGTTAGTGCCACCACCGCCTGCTGGTTTAGTAGATTCGACCAATCCTGAAAGCTGGCTATTGTTATATGTTTCTCGAGAAGCAACAGCCGTATCCCAATACAGAATATCAATCTGCTCGGGATTAACTTCTTCGCAGATGGATTTCACCTCGGATAGAAACTGCGTCAATTCCTCAGTCCCGATAGAGCCTGATGTATCTATGCCAATGATGATGCCACCCACATTTTCAGAATAACTGCTCGGCATAATAAGGTCGGAAGCAATATACCTTTTGTGAAGGCGACGCCAGCTTGTCTTATCCTTTCCTTGTGTGACGGACTTAACAAAATCACGCAATGCTTCTTTCCAATCTATCTTAGGCACAAGCATTTCGCTGATAGAGCGCTCTACATTACCGCCCATCTTGCCCACGAGAATAGAACCTTGACGCAACGCAGACTCTATTTCTCTTGCGTGTGCATCTTGCTCTTCCTGTGTGCCTTCTTGTGCCCCTTCCCAATCATGCTCATCAAAGCTTTGCGGTAACTTTTCGACACCATCGTCGTTTTGTTCACCGCCGTCGCCCCCATCATCAGAAGAATGACCGTTACCAGCAACAAGAATCTTTACGCCCTTGCCGTAGTCCTTGCCATACTTCTGCACTAGATCAGCGTAGACTTGAGCCGCATCCATGCCACGATACTTCTCATCAATGCAACCCATGATGTTGCCTTCCTCATCAGTCGGCATCTCGGTGAACTGACCATGCGAGTCATAGTCATTGATCTGCAAGTTGATGACATAGTCGCAAGCCACATTCGCAAGGTGTGCGTTCTCCTTGTATAGCTTTTGCCACACAATCAGATGACGATAAGCCTTGTGCATATTCTCGTGCAGTATCAGAAAGGCGAGTTGCTTGTCGTTGAGTCTATCGACGAATGCCCTGTCATAGATGACATCAAGCCCGTTGGTTTGGGCTGTGCCACTTGAGGTGTCGTCTTTGACTTCGACCTTGCCAATCATGAATAAGCCTGAGAACAATGCAAAGTTCTTGTGCTTCATAAGTTGCACATGCGTGCGTTCAATGCGTTGTTCTGCCGTAAGTTTTGACATTTTCTTCTCCTTCCTCGTCGTCTTCCATATCTTCCATTTGCTTAGCTTCGATTGCTTTGCAGACACCACCGACCACACTATGTATGAAGTCCTGCGGTTCCATCTGTGCTTGATCTAAAGCACACTGCACTGCCATAGCGACTAGCACAGTCAAAGCTAAACCCACTTCTATGTCGGCTTCGCATAGCAAATCACTTATCTTGCTTTTTATTTGCGTGGCTTTTTTAATCATAGCCTTGCGTTCATTTGCACTCATTTCGTTACACTCCTAATAAAATCAATAACAAGAGTAGACCAAAAGGCTACCCACCAACCCGCAGATACATCTGCTTCCTTAAAAAGGAATGCGACTAATACATAAACAATTAACATACATACTCCTTAGAATAAATACTGATTAGCGGACATCCAATCCACAAAGGCTTGGCTTGTGAAAAACAACTTCTTCTTCTCGTCGTCTTTCATACCTGTCAAGCAGAACACCGACTGCAATTCTTTTGGTGTGCGTTTGAGATAAGTAAAGAACTTAGAGATAGTGTTGCGGTCAATCTTTTGCACAGCACTAAACGCAAGCAAGCACAAAGCCGCAGGACTATTAGGAACTACTGCTTTCTCAGGGTCTTTGCAAATCTCTTCCCATGTTGGTAAACTGTCGGCAACGGCAACATAAGCCATCAAATCTCGTGCTGCTGGTGCACCAATCGTGCCTTCCAATGCACAGATGACTGCGTTCTCCGTAGTCAATGCCCGCTTCTTAATAATGTTGCTAGCTCTTTCTAAAGAACGAGGAGAGACAAACGACTTCTGAACTTCCTTAGGGTTAAAGATATACTTATTGCCCGCTTGACCCGCATCAAGATACGACGCAAGAGCTTGCGGTGTTTCTTTTACCCACGCAAGAACCTCAGGGGCTATCTCGTTGTGAATCGCCCACTCACCCCAAGAGTCAGGGTCAATCGAACCATCAATGTTAAATCCAGCATGAGGCTTCTTCACATTCATAACACTAATGCGATTGCGAGAGTGAGCCATCATGTTGTCGCCTACTCCGTCGGTAGTGTAATTACCTGCCGTAACGACTATCGTATCCTTGTGTAATGGGATACCCATAATCTGCCGTGGGCTGTTAAGCATTGGATGCAACATATTCTTTACAGACTGATGTCCTTTTGTAAACTCGTCGGCAAAGATAACCAATGGCTCACCTGTGTGAAAGCCCCATTGAGAATTAGGGTAAAGCGTTGTGGTTTTGGTTTCGTGATTAGGAATAGGAATACCTAGTTCGCCTAGCTCTACATTAGGCACATCAATGTAGATACCTTTGAACCCTGTGCGTTCCACTAGGTGCTTAAACATACTCGTTTTGCCTACACCTGGCTCACCCATAAGGTGAAAGGTTGCTTGAGAACCACAAGCTAGGATAGTTTCTTCTGCTTCTTTCAAAGTCACAACACGGTTTAATAATATTTCAGACATTTCGTTTTCCTCTTAATTAAAATTAACATTCCGACAGGATTGTCGAATTGTTTTACTGCACAAACTTAGCATTGCGATCAATGAACGCTTTGCCAACTGGTTGCTCCACCTTCTCGAACACTAAATCTTTGTGTTCAAACTTCAATACATTTGCAAAGCCTTCTTCGAACTGCTTAGAACTACACCTTTGCTTGCCCATGTATGAATAATTACCGAACGCATAGCCACAATAGCAAGCTAACTTAAACATGAGGTCTAAGTCGTTGTTAGTCTGTGCCTGCATTATTTTCTGCAACAGATGACTACGATTTTCTGCTGCGTCCGAACTCCAATGACCATTGCCCATCAACCGCATTGACCCAAACCCAATGTCTTTGTAATTGATGGTCTCGACTGCGTCGTCTATGCCAAACATGGTTCTTGCGTAATCTATAAACTGTGTATAACAGCGTTTGATGCGACCAAGCTCTTTGCGTTTTATGATGTGCTTATACTCGGGCACGACCCTATCCATTGCTGGATAAAAATATCCATCTTCGTTTTGCTCGATAATCAATGCGTCATTTTTGCTAGTCGGCAACGCATAATCCAAACCTTTTTTGTTTTGGAAATACCATTTGCCCGAGGCAGAAATGACCGATCCGAACTGAGCTAGACTGAAAGTTAGAAAGCCCATAGTAGTTGGGCCTTTCCACCCATTGACACGAATCGCAATTTTCCCATCAGGAAAAAACTCCACACAGTTAGTGTTATACAAACGACAGGCATAGCTATCTGCAAATGTGCCAAGTGGGTTGTCCACGCCGCCATCAATGGCTATCCTATTCTTGACAATCTCATACCATGTGAAACGACGGTTTTTGCCCAATGGTCTTATCTCAGGCTGACGACCACGAATAGGTATTACCGCTTCGTAATGAGCTTTCGCTTCGTTGTAATCATTGAACGACGGAATGCGAGCACTGTTGTATCCGCTATGTTTATACATTTGCTTCTCCTTATTTGTTTATCCACAACCAAAAGCCGATTGCGAATGGTGATATGACACAGGCAGCCACGACGAACCCAATCACCGCATCTACGAAAAATGCCCATGCCAGCTTGGTATCAGTATTAAAACTAATAACCGCACAGGCATACTCAGCGTCACGATTAGCTTGGCTAAGTGTGCGAGGCACAGGACTGATGTTTTTAACTAACTCTTTACTCGGATAATTCATTTGCTTTCTCCTTCGCTTTTTTAAGAATCCGCAGGGCTTGCCAAGCGAGAGCAAGTCTGTGGTCGGTGTAAACACCTTTTAATTGAGTGGTCTCCAGACAGTCGATCGCCTCATCTATTGCTTGAGAATAGATAACCTCGACCATTGGTGGTTGCTCAGGTGGTTCAAGCAACATTTCCGCCCACATTTTCTTCATATATCCCACTACTCATCTCCTTCCCAAAGGTTAAATAAATCACTAACAAAACTACATACTGCATACAGACCTACTGCAACCAAGCCTGCAAACAATCCGCCTAAAATCCAGCTATTGATACCTACTAAAAAGTCTTTCATAACTATTCGACTCCTTTGTCGTTTTGTTCCTCGAAGAACCTTGCACAGAACCCTTCAATGAACCCATCTTTGTATGCCCCGAAAGCATGAAGTTGCTCAAACCCTGTCCAGTTGTGGACATAGTGTTCACGCTTCCACTTCTCTAGCTTCTCGTCCATGATCCGCTTCATAGTCAGATAGCCGTCATTTGCCACAGTCGTCCTCGCTTTCTTCGTAGGGGTTACGCCAGTCCAAGTGCAAACCGAAGATATAAAAGTATGGGTTGTGTTTTACCACTAATTCCCGCTTTTCCTCGATAGTCGGCGTTGTCTTAATGAGTTGCTGTATAGACTGAGCTTCTGCTTCAGCGATCAGGCTTTTGCGTTTGCGGTCTGCTCGTGTAATGTGTAGAGTCATGTTGTCCTCTTTGGGTTGAGTTGAGATAAAAGTTCCCAACTGTGGATATATGTCGGAGTTGACTTGTTGATGGGAATAACTCGGCTTTGCTTCATCTTTAGCTGATGAGTAGCTTCGATGTCACCGCAAGCGGGACATGTGTGCTTTAAGCCGTGTTTGGTTTGATGGTCATAGCGACCCTGAGTAATGCGTGGGAAATTACACCTCACACACATATAGTGCGTGAATATAGCGTGTTGCGACATACACATCTCCTATAAAAATAACAAACCGACGGAATTGTCGAAATGTTTACTACTACCTTCTAACACCTTTTGCTGCTAAATTTTGAATTACTATACTTCGTATAGTATACCACACTTTCTTGACAAAGTCAAGTTTATGTTAGGTTTTTGTGGGAAATGTTATGCTATTTGTGGGAATGATATTAAATGTTATTGAATGTTATTTTCGTAATAACATTGTCTAAGCCTTGTATTTATTGGGCTGTAGGGATTTTTATATGTAATGTTATAATGTTATATAAAGTTCAAAATCACACCGCCAGCAAATTTCCCTGCACTATGCGAGGGGGGTCTTCGTCTCTGCAAAAATTAAAAAATGCCAAAGTAATCCCAATAACATTTTAACATTTTAACATTCTTTATAAATCAAGGACTTACCAATAACATTATAAATAACATTGAATAACAAAGCGACAACTCGGTCGAAATGTTAAACACTTGACAGCCGAAAAACTATGTGTTACTCTGCGTATACGCAGAGCCGATTGAGGGAATCTCGCTCGTGGGCTAATGCGTTGTTACAAATGACCGTTCCTAAGCAGAGCTTAGAAAAAATAGAAACAAAAAACCCGCCTAAGCGGGTTTGGTTAGATTTTGATAAGGTGCTGGATTCTTTTGGCATAGCGTGAAATGACTCTGCGTTCTTTACTGTTTAATTTCATCTGATTCTCCAAAATAGATTGGGGGCAAACTTCGCCCCCGATTGATTACAACATTGCACTTTCAACTAAGCGTGGCAACATTTCTGATACTTCACGCAATAGCTCAATATCAGTAGTTTGACGGACTTGCTTCATGACCATCTCACGCACCGATTTTAGCTCGGCTTTAGCTTCGGACTCGCTGTCAGCATTACGACGCTTCATCTCGGCTTTTACCGCATTAGCTTTGGTGAAGTTATCCTGATTTTTGTAAGCCGCAAGCAATTCTACAAGCTGGTCATCTTCGAGCTTGCCGAGCATTTCAACCTCAGCTTTACGCTTTTCAGACATTTTCTTACCAGCTTTAGTAGGTGCTGATGGTTTTACAACATCAGGCATTTCTTTCTGAACCCGCTTGACTTGGCGTTCCCATGCTTTCTGAGCAGACTCCTCAGACGCATGAGAATTGAAAGCCATATACTTACGCAACCAAGTAGCACGAATTACATTCCACTTAGCGTATGTGGGCTTAACGCTTGCGTCAGGCATTAGCACTTTGCCGAGTATTAACGCAGACTTCTGAATCCCGTAATCACCTTCAGAAATGGTAGCTTCACCATCACTGAACAATTCGACAACTTGGTCGATTTGTTGCGATTCGCTGATTTGCAAAACATACTCAGCCTTAGGTGCTTCGACAACTTGAACAACCACGCCAGCTTCGACGAGGGCTTGATTTACTGCAGTAGGCTTATTAGGCATAATTAACATCTCCACGACACAGGTTATTGGATTAGGTGAATAGTGTCATCTCCACCATGATTAAAGTATAGCACAATGGCACAGAAAAGGTGGGAACTATACAGGATTATGAGGGATTGATTCGCTTAATGCAACTCGGCTTTTTAAAAAATTTTTCTTCACTTCGTAGATATAGATTAGTTAATCAAACTCTGTTTTGACAAAGTAAAAATTTAGTCATAGGTCGACCCTACGGGAGTGGCACCCCCAAGATATGGCAATGGGTCCCCCACCTACTCATATACACAATAATCTGCACAATATATTACGTAGTTTTAAATCGCATTCTTAACATCAATAACATTACAAACTATTTTCAAGTAATACGTAGTATTAACGTTGTGTTATTACAACGCAGCTATACCCCCACCCCTATTGCATTTAATTTCTACTTAGCAGATTCTGTGTTGCAGAACACCCCCCGGCATCAAATCTATTTGGTACCATACCCCCCATATAATATTTTTTGTGGTATATTCCCCACATTGCAACCTCACAAACCAGGCATTATGCAAATACCGGTCGAGCCAAACCTCGATAAAGAAATACCAATCATAGCTAGCCCACAACACGGCGAGACCTATGAAATGCGTGCAAAGATCGCAGCTAACACCGCTTTAGCTCTGCGTGAATTGGGTATGGACGACAATATTTCCCCAGAAGAAGCTGCTAAAGCTAAGGAAATGTTTGAAAAAATTAAGCCTGCTGAAGAAAAAAACACGCACCCTAAGCAAGAAGAGAAGGCATTAGCTATTCCTGGCGTAGCTATGGAGCTTGCTGGCTATATAAATCACTATGAAAAACAAATAGTTGCAGATAAAGTACAGGTTAGAACCATCGTAGTTAATAGATTGATGGAAATTTCTCGGGATGAAGACAACAAAGTTGCTCTTAAAGCGTTAGAACTACTAGGAAAAGCTTCCGATCTGTTCACCGAGCGCAGCGAAATTACAGTTACGCACCAAACAAGCGACGAATTAAAGGCCGCTATCAAAGAACGCATCAACCAACTGATGCTTGCCACCCAAATTAATGCTAAAACAAAGACCGAATCCCGCTTAGACCAACTAAAAAACGTCACCGACGTAGAGGCTAAAGAGGTAAAAGATGCCAACGGTTGATTTAACGCCGGCCGATCTAAAAGTTTTAGCAAAAAACGTCGACAAAATGACGGATGCAGAGCTGCGAGTATGGCTAGAGCGTCTAGAAACCACAGTTGACGCAGTACAAAAAGAAAATTGTCAGGATAAATTTATGGATTTTGTCCATAGGGTCTGGCCTGACTTCATTGACGGAGCGCATCATGCAGAAATGGCAGAGGCTTTTGAGCGGGTGGCTCGAGGCGAAATCAAACGACTTATTATTAACATGCCTCCTCGGCATACAAAATCTGAATTTGCTTCTTATTTATTACCTGCTTGGTTTTTGGGTAAATTCCCAAAGAAAAAAGTCATTCAAACCTCACATACAGCTGAATTGGCCGTGGGATTTGGTAGGAAGGTCAGGAACTTGGTCGATTCAGATGTCTATAAGTCAATTTTCCCAGGAGTTGGACTACAAGCTGATTCCAAAGCAGCTGGCCGGTGGGCAACTAACAAGGGCGGAGACTATTTTGCTATCGGTGTGGGCGGTGCTGTTACGGGTAAGGGAGCAGATATCCTTATCATTGATGACCCCCATTCGGAACAAGAGGCGGCCTTAAGCGAAAACAACCCAGAGATCTATGACAAGACTTATGAGTGGTACACCTCAGGACCTCGTCAGCGTTTGCAACCTGGGGGCGCAATTATTATAGTTATGACCCGTTGGTCAAAGAAAGATTTGACTGGTCAAGTAGTTAAAGCAGCACAAAATAGAAGCGGTGAGCAGTGGGAAGTCATTGAATTTCCTGCAATATTGCCGGATAACGAACCTCTTTGGCCCCAGTTCTGGAAACTATCTGAGTTAGAGGCACTACGTACTGAATTGCCTAGCGGCAAGTGGATGGCGCAGTATATGCAGCAGCCAACCTCAGATGTATCGGCTATTATCAAACGGGAGTGGTGGCAAATATGGGAGCACTCTGATCCGCCAATGTGCGAGTTTATTATTCAGTCTTGGGATACGGCTTTCTTAAAAACCCAGCGTTCTGACTATTGCGCTTGCACAACTTGGGGCGTGTTCTATCAGGCTAATACCCGGGGCGTTATGGCGGCAAATATTATTTTGCTCAATTCATTTAAGCAACGTATGGAATTTCCAGAGTTAAAAGCTAAAGCATTTGAAGATTTTAAAGAGTGGAATCCTGATTGTTTGATAGTGGAAGCTAAAGCTTCTGGTTCGCCATTGATATTTGAATTGCGGCAAATGGGTATACCAGTTCAGGAATATTCCCCCCACAAGGGTAGCGGTGATAAAATTGCCAGGTTAAATGCTTGTGCCGACCTGTTTGCAAGTGGACGTGTCTGGGTACCACAGACCCACTGGGCTGAAGAGTTGGTAGAGGAAGTTGCATCATTCCCGTCCGGAGAGCACGATGACTTGGTGGACTCAATGACCCAAGCAATGTTAAGATTCCGTAGGGGCGGGTTTATTACGCTCGATTCTGATGAGCCAGATGAGATCAGAGAATTTAAAAGTAGCCGAAACAAAGGCTACTATAACGTATAGGTAAATAACTATGGCAATAGATAAAGCGCTATATTCAGCCCCAGATGGGATTGCCCAAATGGATAATAACCCAGATCATGAGTTAGAAATAACTATTGAGGATCCAGAGTCGGTTGAGCTTGGCATTGATGGTATGCCAATTATGCGCATGGAAAAGGGCGACGACGAAGAAGGTTTTGATGATAACCTTGCTGAATATTTAGATGAAGGCGTATTGGGATCACTAGCTAGCGACCTAATTGGTGATTTTGAAGAGGATATCAGTTCCCGTAAAGACTGGATCCAGACTTATGTAGACGGCATCCAGCTATTAGGCATGACTATTGAAGAGCGTGCAGAGCCATGGGAAGGTGCATGTGGCGTCTACCATCCACTACTATCTGAGACGCTAGTTCGTTTTCAAGCCGAGACTATTATGGAAACGTTTCCAGCGGCGGGCCCAGTTAAGACTGTAATTATTGGTAAAGAAACGCAAGATAAAAAAGATGCTGCTGAGCGAGTTCAAGACGATATGAACTATCAGCTTACAGAAGAAATGAAAGAGTTCCGCCCAGAACATGAGCGCATGATTTGGGGTTTAGGTCTTTCTGGTAATGCGTTTAAAAAAGTATATTTTGATCCAGCTATTGGACGTCAAGTCTCAATGTTTGTACCAGCGGAAGATTTGGTTGTTCCTTATGGCGCAGCTAATTTAGAATCAAGCCCACGTGTTACACACGTTATGCGTAAGACCGAGAACGAAGTTAAGAAGCTTCAGTACGCAGGGTTTTGGTTGGATGTTGATTTAGGCGAGCCTGTAGATTCATTTGACGAAGTTGAAAAGAAGATTGCTGAGAAGCAAGGCTTTAGAGCCACTACGGATGATCGCTATAAGATTCTTGAGATGCAGGTAGATTTAGATTTACCTGGATTTGAAGACGAAGAAGACGGTAAACAAACTGGTATTGCTTTGCCATATATCGTGACTATTGATAAAGCGTCTAGCAAGATTTTAGCTATTCGCCGTAACTGGAGACCCGAAGATGAGCATAAGAAAAAACGCAATCATTTTGTACACTATGGTTATATTCCCGGCTTTGGCTTCTACTGCTTTGGTCTTATTCATCTTATCGGTGCTTTTGCTAAATCAGGTACTTCCATTCTCCGTCAGCTCGTTGATGCCGGGTCATTATCAAATCTGCCAGGCGGCTTTAAGGCCCGTGGGATGCGAGTCAAAGGCGATGATACACCGATAGCCCCAGGCGAATGGCGTGACGTAGATGTGCCAGCTGGCACAATGCGAGACAACTTCTTGCCCCTTCCATATAAAGAACCAAGCCAAGTATTGGCTGCGTTGATGGATAAAATTATTGAAGAAGGCCGCCGCTTTGCTGGCGCAGCCGACTTACAAATCTCTGACATGAGCGCACAGGCACCTGTTGGAACAACCTTAGCAATTCTGGAGCGTACATTAAAAGTAATGTCCGCTGTACAAGCCCGCATCCACTACTCATTTAAAGAGGAGCTTCGGTTACTTCGAGACATCATCCGTGATTACACTCCAGAAACCTATACGTATGACCCAGTTGTTGGCGCACCTTCTGCTAAGAAGAGTGACTACGATAACGTTGATGTGATACCAGTTAGTGATCCAAACGCTGCAACAATGGCGCAAAAGATTACGCAGTATCAAGCTGTATTGCAGTTGGCCCAGCAAGCACCACAAATCTACAACATGCCAAAATTACATCGCCAGATGTTAGATGTATTAGGTATTAAGAACGCTAGCCAGCTAGTTCAGTTGCCAGAAGATATGAAGCCACAAGACCCAATCACAGAGAACCAAAACATTCTTATGATGAAACCGGTCAAGGCTTTTTTGTATCAAGACCATCAAGCGCATATAGCTGTACATATGGCCGCTATGCAAGATCCAAAGATTATGCAGCTTATTGGACAAAATCCACAAGCCCAAAACATGCAGTCAGCTATGCAGGCCCATATTAGTGAACATATTGCGTATGAGTATCGCAAACAAATGGAAGCAGAAATGGGTATCGATCTACCATTCCATCCAGACGAGGACGACCAAGATCAAATTGGTATGCCACCAGAAATCGAAGTGCGTGTTTCGCAGCTTGCTGCTAAAGCTTCTTCAGTTATTTTGCAACGTGATACGCAAGAGATGCAGGCTAAACAAGCCCAGCAAGCCCAGCAAGATCCGATTGTTCAAATGCAAATGCAAGAACTCCAGCTCAAAGCGCAAGAAGTTGCAATCAAGAAAGCTAAGATGCAGGCAGACGCCGCAGGTAAAGCCGACCAGATTGAAATTGAGAAACAACGTATTGCTGCTCAGAAAGAGATTGCTGCTATGCAAGTGGGCGCAAAAGCCCAAGGCGAGAAGCTTAACCTTAGTGCTAAGCAGCACTTGGAAGGCGTCAAGATTGGAGTTGATATAGCCAAAACTAAAGATCAACTTAAGTTGCAAGCAAAGCAAGCACAGGCACAACCTAAAGAAAGCACAACTGAAGAATGATAGATAAATACCTAGAACATTTAGCCCAAAAGCTAAATGACCAGATCAAAAATCTGGAGGAAAGTTTGGGTGAAGGCGCAGCCAAAGACTACGCTGAATACCAATACGTGTGTGGAAAGATTAAAGGTCTTCTCGCTGCACGCTCTGAAATAACTGACCTTAAACATAAACTGGAGATCTCTGATGAGTGAAATCCTTATCGGCTCAAACACCGATAGCAGTGAAATTATTATTACTGACGCACTGGGCAACCCCATGCCAAAGATTAATAAACAAGAAGAAGTACCGATTGAACAAAGAGGCAGACAACTTCCAGTACCATCGGGATATCGCATCCTTTGTGCAGTACCAGAAGTAGAAAAAGAGTTTGAGAATGGACTGCTTAAATCTGACGAAACAATTAGACATGACGAGCTTTTATCCACGGTTTTATTTGTGGTTGAGCTTGGTCCTGATTGTTATAAAGACGATAAACGGTTCCCAACTGGAGCTTGGTGTAAGCCAGGTGACTTTGTTTTAGTGCGCCCCAACGCTGGTACTCGCCTAGTTATTCAAGGTAGAGAATTTAGAATTATCAACGACGATACGGTAGAAGCAGTGGTTCAAGACCCACGTGGCATCTCTCGTAAGTTTATTTAAGGAGCCCCAAAATGGCTGAGTATGAAAATGAGAAGTTTGTATTTCCTGACGAAAAGGAAGAGAAAGTAGAAGCCAAAGGCACTAATAAAGCCGACGACTTTGAAATTATTATTGAAGACGATACCCCAGAAGTAGACAGAAATGTCAAACCAATGCCTGAGGAAATCGTCAAAAAGCTAGAAGTAGCTGACGAAGACAATGAAGAATTGGACGAAAAGTCTCAGAAAGAACGCCTAAAGCAGTATAAAAAGGTATGGAATGATGAGCGTCGTGCTAAAGAAGCCGCAGAACGTGAGCGTCAAGAAGCTATTTCCTTAGCTCAACGCATCGTTGAAGAGAACAAAAGGCTTAAACAAGTACTCGAAACCGGGTCTAAAGAGCTTACTGACTCTTATAAAACTGCTGCTAAGATGGCTGTACAGGAAGCAAAACGTGTTTATAAAGAGGCTCTTGAGGCTGGAGATGCCGCAAAAGTGGCTGAAGCTCAAGAAGAATTAACAAAAGCACAGATAAAATTGGAGAACGTTAAGAAGTTCAAACCAAATATTGCTGTACAATCAGAAGAAAATGTAGTACAAAGTAACCAAGTAGAACAGCAGCGTCCCAAAGTTGACCCTAAAACTCAACAATGGTTGGACCAAAATCCATGGTATGGCTCTAAAAAAGCTATGTCGAATTTTGCTGTTGGGGTTCACGAAGAGTTAGTTGATGAGTACGGCGCTAATGTCGTTGGTACAGATCAGTATTTCAAGCACATTGACAAAACAATGCGCAAAAGATTCCCAGAGTACTTTGAAACTTTGGAAGGTAGTTCAGCTGAGCCAGAACAGGAGCCTCAAACAGCCCCTGCAAAAGCGAAGCCAAGCACGGTTGTAGCTCCGGCAACTAGATCAACGTCCTCCAAACAGGTACGTTTGAAACAGACGCAGATGGCCCTTATCAAAAAATTGGGCTTGACGCCCGAAGTTTATGCTCGTGAACAACAAAAATTGGAGGCTTCAAATGGCTGAAAACAGACTGACTCGTGAATTAGATACTCGTAATACAGTGGAACGTCCCAAGCATTGGACACCACCTGAGCTCTTGCCTGAACCAGATAAACAGGCTGGATATGCGTATCGTTGGATTCGTGTTTCAATGCTTAATAGCGCTGACCCCCGTAATGTCTCTGCCAAACTCAGAGAAGGTTGGGAACCTGTTAAGGTTGAAGAACAACCAAAATTTAAAATGCTAATCGATCCCGATAGTCGCTTTAAGGACAGCATCGAGATCGGTGGATTGTTACTTTGCAAGATTCCTGAGGAATTTGTGGCTCAACGTGCGGCTTATGAGGCCAAACAGACCCAAGACCAATCGGAAGCTGTAGATAACAATCTGATGCGCCAAAGTGACGCTAGAATGCCAATCTTTATGGAGCGGAAGTCTACTGTTACATTTGGTACCGGTTCTTAATAATTTTAGGAGATTTTCATGGCTTATCCTACAGTTTCGGCCCCTTACGGTCTAAAGCCAGTTAACCTCATTGGTGGTCGTGTATTTGCTGGTTCTACCCGCATGTTCCCGATCTACAATGGCTATGCTACTAGCTTGTTCAACGGCGACGTTGTTCAAATTGGTTCAGGCACGGCAGCTGGTACGCTGGTCGCTTCAACTCTAGCCCCAACAACCGCTAACGGCGGTACCGCTGGTACTATCGGTATTTTCGTTGGTTGTGAGTATTCAACAACTGGCGGTCCTATCTATGGCAAAAACCGTTATCAGTTCTGGCAAGGTGCTACCACCGCTCCAGACGCTATTGGTTATGTTGTAGATGATCCTCAAGCAGTATTCCAAGCAGTTGTATTAGCTCAAGGTTCTAATAGCTCTACTATCCAGTACATTAACCCAGCTTTTATTGGTTCTAATGCTTACTACTTAGGTAATGCTAATAGCAACACTGGTTCAACAACTACTGGTGATTCCTCTGCTGGTATTGCTATTGCTACTACCGCTATCGGTACTGGCGTTGCAAGCCCATTAACTACAACCGCTCCATTCCGTATTGTTCAGCTTGTTACAGCATCTGCAGTTACTGTTACTGGTACTGGTACAACCAGCTCCACAACTTTGACTTTATCTGCTTCTAACAGCGCTATTCAACCTGGTATGGCAGTATCTGGCCCCGGCATCAATAACGGCTCAAATACTTGGGTTACATCCGTAAACGGCACTACAGTTACTTTGAATCAAGCAGTTGCTACGGCTCAATCTACTGCAGCGCAGTTCTCATTCACTGGCTACCCAGAAGCATTAGTAACATGGAACTTCGGTTACCATAGCTACTTCAATGCCACTGGCGTTTAATAAGGAGCTAT